CACGACCAGAACCGGAACGGTCTTGGATGATGACGCAGGCAGCACGACCGCGGTCGGTGATCCCGTTGTTTTGTTGATGGCGATCACACTGTCTGACGCCAACACCGTGACACTGGAGCCGGCGGTGATGATCTGCTGGGTGTGGACCGGCCCCCCACCAATTCCCGGTGTCGGCACCCAGACGCCGCCGCTCTTGACCCACCACAACCCAGTGGTCGGCTGGAACGCCAGTTGCCCTTCATCGCCATAGCTCGGATCGGGCACGGTTTCGTCGGCGCCGACGATGAACGGCAGCCCGTCGACGTGCAGTTTTTCCAGCATGACGCCGACGTCCTCGGCGGCAGCGACGCCGACCACGCGGCCGACATAGTTCTGCTGGATCGCGTAACTGCCGCCGGTGACGGTGGCGCCCGGCCATGGCGTGATCTGCAGCGTGGCGACGTCGGTCACCTCGGTGATCACGGCGGCGCCGTCAGCGCGAACGAAATAGTCGCCTTCGCGCGCGTTGATGCCGGACCACATGCCGCCGGCGCCGGTCACCGTGGTGCCAAGATGCGTCACCGAAACCGTGCCGGTCGAATAGACAGGTAGCGTCATGGCTGCAGCCTTTCGCGCAAATCACTGATCGGGTCGACGCCGTCAGGCGGCAACGGCCAGGCGTCCATCATGTCGGCCGCGTCGCCGTGTTTGGCTGCCAGCCCGCGCAGCGCAAACCGGTAGCCGCGCCAGGCCTGGTATTCGTCATCGGCGATCGGACAATCCGCCACCATGAATTGATCGGTTCGGCACAGCTCGGCATACACCGCGACTTCCACGTCGCGCAGCGTCGGCAGCCGCGCCAGCCGTTTTTCCTCGGCGGTCTTTTCGATAATGCGGCCCGCGGCGATATCGAACTTTTGCGTTAGCGGGTCCGGATCGAACGGATCGAAAAACGCGATCGCCATGCCCTCGATCGGCACCGGATCGGCCGACGTTCCCCATCCCAGGATTTCGCCGTCGGCCGGCCGATAGTGAATAAAAAAATCCATCATCGCTTGCCGACCATCGCCCATAGGGTTCTGGCCAGCAGTGTCGGAGTGCCTATTGTGCCCGAGGTGTATTGGAGCTGGACGGTGTGGTTTTCGACGCCGCCGCCCGCGGTGAATACCCGCGATCCTGCCAGGCTAAGCGAGTTGTCCTGGCTGTTGGTGATCTGGATCCGGAGGATCTGCGTGCCGTCGATGTAAAGATCACCGTATGGATTGGCGCCGCTGCCGCCATAGCCGACCAGGCCGACAAAACCTGCGATGATCGTCATCTGTTTGCCGGCGAGACCGGTGGTATCGATCGAAAGCGTTACGTTGCTCACCGCAAGCGGGTTGCCGCCGGTCGAGCCGATCGCATCACCGCGGGTTTCCGCGCCAGGAATGACGACGGCATAATCGCCGATGCTTAAACTGTTGACGGAAAGCGCGCCGATCTTGCCGCTGGCCGATGTGATGGTCCCGGTCACCAGCCGATCGGCGGTGATGCTGTTGGCCTGGATTTGCGTCGCGGTCAGCGATCCCGTGATGATGGCCGAGCCTGCAATGGTGCCGTCGACATACATATCGCCGCGGATCGCCACTTTCGGCGAGCCGCCGACATTCGCCACGGTAAAAATCGGCACCGCCGCGCCGCCGCCGACACCGGGCGACGCGATCTGGAATTTGTCGGTCGTGAAAATGGTCGCGGAAATGCCAGGTCCGCCGTTGATCAGTTCAAACCCGGTGGCGTAATTGTTGACGTCGAGCGTCACCGAATATTGCGCGGCGGCGTAGCCGTCGAGCACTGCCACCGCCGCCGTGATGGTTTCGGTGGCGGAAAAATCCGGCCCGATCGTCGCGGTCAGGGTTTCGATATCGGTTGCCATCGCGGCGTCGTTTGAGGTCGCCACGGTTTCGACGCGGTCGATTTCCGCCATCGCCGTGTCAGATCGCGAATTCAGTTGCGATCGCACCTCTTTCTGGTCGAGCCAATTGCGCTGGCCGTTGGTCGACACCACTTGCGACAACCGCTGTTCCACCTCGAGCAGCCGATCGTTGAGATAGTCCATCACCGACGTGACCTGGACCGCAATCCAGGCGGGGATGTCGACCGCCGGCAGCGCCGGCGTGGTGACGTCGAGCCAGTCCGACCACAGCATGTCGCGCGGCGCGTTCGGCAGATATTGCCCGCGCACCTGGTAGGCGGTTTGCGGCAGTATGCCTTGCGAAATGATCAGCGCGCCGACCGCCAATTGATCGGTGCGGCCCCGCGTCACGCTCGACAGGTCCGCGGTCAGCCGCACTTCGTATTGAATACCAACCACGCCGGGCAACGAACCATCCCAGGCAATCCGGATCGCGGCATGGCCGGCAATGCCGCTGCCGTCGTTCAACACCGTGCCCTCGGCGTACCAGTCGATGACGCCTTGCGGCGGCGGCCGCGGGATCAGCGTCGGCCCGGTCGACACCCCGGTGTAATCGGTATTGTGATCCCAATCGTAGTCGGCGTGATCCACCTCGGTGACACTGATCACCAGGTCGAGGTTGGCGCGATCGACCACGCTATCAACGCGGAATAGCTTGTTCACATAGCCGTTGCGAACCGAATTCCATTCACCGACGTCGCCTGGTTCGATCATCCAGAACGCCGGCGGGAACGGCAGCGCGTGGGTCCGCGCGCGCTGCGCCTCGGCGATGCCACTTTGCTGCAGCCGTTGCACCTGTTCGGGATACGGCACGAAATTAAACTGCGGCGCCGCCATCAAGCGGCGGTTGCCGTCGCTCGCCTCGAGGTCGGTGCGGTACAGCGCCGGTGCGGTGGCGGTCTGCCAGGCCTGCGCCGGATCCGGATAGGTGCCCTGAATGCCGTTGACCGAATTCGACAGCGAAAAGAACGGCCGGAAGGTTTGCTGTTCGCTCGATAACAGATCGGCGTCGGTCCAGGCGAACACGCTGCTGTCAGGCGCGCCGACATGGATCTTGTAGAACCCGCCGATTTCCGAAATCCGGCCCTGGCATGCGGTTAGCAGCTCGTCGAGCGCGTTCGCCGGCTGGGTTGAAACGTCAATCTGGCCGCCTGAGCGATAGCTCGGCTCGGGACCGTTGAGGCCGAGCACAGTGTCGCGGCATTTGCCGATCTGGTTGTTCCAGTTCGTTGCCGGCAGCCGTGCCGCGTTATTGAGGTTCTGCAGCCCGTATACCCAGGCGTTGTTGTAGCGAATGCCGCGCAGCACATTGTAAGCCTGCACCGCCGGCAATTGGTCGCCGTCGCCGCCCCAGCTCGCCGGGTTGGAATAGCGGTGCGACCCCGAACCGCCGTTGGTATCGTCCTTGGTCGGGTCATACAGCGGAATTCCGCTCAATGCGAACTTGAACGAAGGTATGCCGGTCCACAGCGTATCCTCGACCAGCGCGGTGACCACCGCATAACAGACGCCGGTTCCGATCCGGCTCGATTGATAGGGTCGATCGGCGGATGACGCATAGTTGACGCACAGCGGATCGGCCGCGGTTTGCGTGCCGTCGTAAAACTTCACCCACAAATAAGGCTGCGCGCCCTTGATGTATTCGTTAATCCGGTAACCGAATTCCGGCGAACTATCCAAGACGCCGATCGTGACCAGTTCGCCGTCAACCCAGAATTCCAGCAGTTTTTCACCCGGCAAATCGCCGAGCGCGATCACCTGGGTCAGATAGGCGTTCGGCGTGGTGGTGCCGCCTGGCGCGATGGTGCCCCAATAATTGGCATAGACCAGCGATCCCGCGGTGACGTGATAGCCGAGGCCGAACGCGCGCGGCACCGCGCCGCCGGCGTTGATCGTGCCTTGCGTGCCAAAATGATTGGCGGCCGTCGCTGCCGGCGTGTTGCCGGCCAGCGCCTTCATCACATAGGAAACGCCGATCGTGGTGGCGATGGTGAGGCCGGCCGCCAGCAGCGGCACCGCGATCGTGCCGGCCAGGAAGGTGCCGGCCAGCAGGAACGTGGCGATCGCGGTAAAGATCGCCATCTATAGCGCTTTCAGGAAATGGGTTTCCGCGACCAGATAACCGCGGCGCAGATACATCGCGGCGACGTCGGGAAACTCGCCCATGCCGGCCATGCCGGAAAACTGGCAGCCCTCGCACGCCGCCCATTGCTCGTAGACATTGAGCATGCGCACCGCGCTGGCGCCGCGATAATCCGGCTCGATCCACCACACGGTTTCGCGCGCCAGCCGCACCGGCCCGAACGGATGGTCGGCCGCGACCGCCATCAAGATACCTTGGGCTGTGCCGTCGGCCTCGAGCACGATCGCGAGCCGCTGCGGCGCCAAATGGCCTAAGAACAGCCGCTCGGCCCATGCCGGATCAAACGGAAACGTAAATCGGGTCAGGCCGTCCGCGCGATCGAACCCGGCGGCCTGGCGCGAATGCTTCAACAGCGTGATCACCGCGGCCTTGTCGGCCAGCTCGGCGGTTCGGATTGTCATTTGCTGCCGTAGAGGCCGCCGACCGTGCCGGCCTTGTTTCCGAGCGGCGACGGATCGGTCGAGCGCACCACGCCGCCGGCGCGGCCCCAGAATTGTTGCCAGGCGCCGACTACCGCAACGTCAGTAAAGAAATTATCGCCGGCGCTACGCAATTGCTGCGACGCGTCGGATCGCGTGTCGGTGTTGAACCGGGTCAGCTCCGAGGTGTTCGAGGTGCACGTTAGCGTGACGTCGCCGCTGTCGCCTTCCTTCGGCGTGGTGATCGGCGCCTCGTCGATAAAGCCGACAAACCGCGGCGCGGCCGGCGCCACCATCTGCCGCGATACCGGATCGAACAGCCCGCGGTAAACCTCGACGCGGCCCTGCTTGCAGTCATAGCCGCGCACCAGTTCGTTGACGCGATCGGCGACCTGGGACAGCGTCACCGTGATGTTCTGCACCGTCAGGTTAGACACCAGCGGGATATCGGAAATCTGGATCAGCGAGCCGGCGCCGGCCCAGGTTCGCGTGTCGACGCCGCCGGTGTCGGGATCGATAATCTGTGCGGTGATATCGCCGACGTCGGACCAGTAGCCATCGGTGACCGGCGCGCCGGTGATCAGGTCGCGGACCTGGAACCAGATGAAATCCCGCGCTACCAGTTGCCTAGATTGCAGCGCGTTATAGTTGGCAGCGGAAATATCCCTCATCCCGCTTCGCTCCGCTTCGCCGGACGCGGTCTCAAAGCCGCGCCTCGATCGCCTGGAATGAAACCGTGCCCCAGCCGGCCAGGCTGGCGTCGGACGATATCGAACCGGGCACGATCGCCATTTGACAGGACGGTTGCTTGACGGTGACGGACGGGTTCGGCGCCGTGATATCCGGCCAGATATGCGGCCGCACCTCGAACGCGTTGGTCAAGCCGCCGCCGGCCGCGGTCGCGGTTTCCATCACCTGGTGCAGATCGCCGGCGATCGAAATGTAATCGCCGACCGACAGCACAAAGGCGGCCGGCAGCGCTTGCAGCGAAATGGTCTTGCGATCGGCGTCGATCGTGCTCAACACGCAAGTACCATTGAATGCCGAGCCGGTCGGCCAGGATCCGTTCGGATACAGGATCGGGAAACAGCGCGACATCGGATAGCCCAGAAACGTCTGCAGCCCGTTCTCGAGCGACGTCAGCCTGGCGCGCCAATGATCCAGCTTGTTCGGCGACAGCGCCTTGGTGGTGGCGCGCAGCGTCCACAGCGGCGACCCCAGATCCTTCACCAGCACGCGGCCCGATGCCTGGGTCGATTGCTCCTGGCGCCAGCGCAGATCAAAGCCGGTGGTCCAGCCAGGAAAGCCGGTCAGCAAATTTAACGGATAGGTGATCGCCATTTTAGATCCCCGGCACCCGGCCGCGGCGCGCCTGTTGGATGGTCGAGACAATCCGGCCCGGCAGCTCGGCCTGCATCTGCGTCATGATCTGGCCCATGCGCGCCACCGCGTCGACCGATGCGCCGCGGTTGTCGACGTTGAACACCACAGGCGCCGAGACACTGCCGCCGCCGCCGGCATTGCCGATCGCGTCGTTCGGGATCACCTGGGATCCGCGCGGCAGATTGACCAGCTCCGGACCTTGCTCGCCGACCAGCGCCATGCCGCCAGGCGCGTAATCGGTGCCGCCGGCAAACCCAAACCCTATGCCCTTAAGCGCGGTGGCGAAGATCGACGTGCCGCCGCCGGCCGGCGTCGTGAAAAACTGCATCACCAGTTGATTGATCGCGGCCTTTTCCAAGGTCTGCACCAGACTGGTCATGACGTCGGAAAACTTTTTGCCCTCGACGATCGCATCGGCGAACGCGGTCGACAGCGCCGAGCCGACCGCCTGGCTGGCGGTGTTGAGCTTCTGCAGCGCGAATTCATGCTGCGCCAACTGCAGCTTGGCCTCGCCGGCGCGCTGCGCGGTCAGCGCGATTTCGTCGTTGAGTTTCGACGTCCATTCGGTGCCGTCTTTCAGCACCGCTTCGGTCAACTGCAGTTGAACCCGGTATTCCTCCTGTTTGTCGACGCTTTCGCCGACGGTGGCCGCGTCGGCGGTCATCTTGAGCGTGTGCTTTTCGATCGCTTCGGTTTCGCGCTCATAGGCCGACGTGCTTTCGGCCTGCTTGACGCCGGGATTAACCGAGGGATTGGCAACCGGGATAGTGACCCGCAGCGCCGGGTCTTTGTTGAAATTCAAAATGCGATCGGCGATCAGCGCCAGATATTTGTTGACGGTTGCCAGCGTGACTTCGCCGTTCTCCTGCATGTTGGACGCCTGGAATAGCTCGATCGGGTTTAGCTTCTGGCCTTGCTCGAGCTTGTCATAAATCTTCGACGCGACCTCATACATGCTTTGCAGCTTGGCCAGCGACGCGGTGTCGACGTCGGGCGGCAATGCAAAATCCTTCACCGCGCTCAAGCCCTGCAGCGCGGTCGAGACATAGCTCATGAGCGTGCGCGCCGCGGCGATCGCGTCATTGATCAGCGGCAGGAATTCCAGCGTCGCCGCCTTCATCTGCGCGCCCCACAGCGCCGAGGCCTTGTTCCATTCGGTGGTGAATTCGTGCGCCTTCTGGATCGTGGCGTTGTCGATCACGGCGCCGGCGGCGTTGGCGCTGGCCGCCAGTTTCAGGAAATTGTCGCCGGCATCAAAAATCGCCTGCGAGAATTCTTTCGACAGCCCGAGGAATTGCCCGATCTGCAGCGCGTCGGCGATCGACGGCGCCCGCTTCAGGATATCGACTGATTGTTGAAACAGCGTGTTGACGTCTTTCAGCTTGCCGGCGGCGTTGGTCACCGAAACGCCGTTGGCGTCCATCACCCGTTTCAGATCGTTGGTGGTGGTGACCGCCTTTTGCGCGTTGGTGGTGAACGCCTCCATGTCGGCGCCAAACTGCTTGCTCGAGATGCCGAGGGCTGCGGCGCCGAACTGCAACTGTTGGAACCGCTCGACCGACAGCCCAACCCGCTCGGCCTGTTTGGCCATGTCGTCGAGGCCGATATTGAGCGCCGTCACCGCGGCGAGCAGCGCCGAGAACCCGACCACGCCGGCGGCGATCGCCGTCGACAGGCTCGCCATGTTGATGCCGGGATTGAGGTTAGCAAACGATTGTTCGATCTTCGACACCGCGCTGTCGGCGATATCGCCGGCCTGGTTCATGTCGGAGGCGAACTGGTCGAGCCGCGCGCCCAGCGTGACGACAAGATCATTCGCCATCTAGTGGATCATCCTCGAGGCTTCGAAGCGTTCATGGCGCGCGACCATTTCGTCGAATTCGGCGTTGGTCGGCGGCGGCGCGGCGTCCGGATTATTGGCCTTGTTGAAGCCCTCGACGCACGCCGAAAACTGCCAGAACGAACAGGCGTCCACCTCGGCCGGCGTGAAGCCCATCACTGCACCGTTTGCGTAGAGCTTGGAGACGGTGACGGGTTGGTCGGGTCCGACGTCGGCGTCTTTTTTTTTACATCGATCTCGTCACCGGGAACGCCGAGGAAGGCGCCGACCAGCACCGCGAACGCGACCAGATAGCTTTCGGCCGGCGGTCGCCGATCGAAATACTGCACCAGGCGCCGATGTGCGTCGGGCGGTTTCATGCCGGCGCCGACCAGGCCGACGCGCAGCACGTCGCGGACGTCGTCCGGCCATGCGTCGTTGGCGCGGATGGTATTTGCCAGCGTCGACGGCCCGATCGCCGGCAGCCCGGCCGCGGCGCGCCGCGCGTTGACGCGTTCCTGCAGTTCGCGGAATTCGCCGATCCCGATCCGGAAACTGGTTTCGTCATCGCCCCAGAACAGCGTTGTCGTGCCGTCAGAACTCATATGCTGCCCCGGATCACGGTGGCGCCGCCGCGGCCGCCGACCGAAACGCTGGCGCCGCTGTTGGAGTAGTTCTCCGAGCGCAATTGGCGCACCCGGTTATTCTCGGCGATCGCCTCGTCGACGGTTTCGGCGGCCTCCTGCCGACCCTGTTGCTGGTAGCGCCGTGCCGACGAATAAAAGAACGGCTCGGCGCGTTCGCGTTGCGTGCCGAATTCGGTTGCCAGCGCGTAGTCATAGGGTCCGGATTGTTCGTGATGCGTGGTCAGTGGTCCGCCGGCCAGCACCAGGATCGACACCCGCTGGAACGCGCCGCCGCCTGACGTTTGCGAGACGTTCTTTTTGCGGATCGAGGCCTTGAGCGCGCCGGTGTCGCCGACAGGCACCGCGCCGCGCATGTTCTGCATCAGCTCGTCGGCCTGGCGCAGATAGTTTTGCTCGAGCGACACCGCCAACTGGTTTTGCAGATCGAACATATCGGTTTTGAACCGCTTAACTGTTGGATTGCCGCCGTAGGGCATATCAACCCTTGACCCACGGCACCGCGCCGTTGTTGTCCATCGTGACGTCGACGGTGACTTTCTGGCCGCGCGCGCCGCCGTATTTCAGGGAAGCCAGGATGAACTGGCCGTTCCATTGCCCGAGCTGCGGATCGTCGAGCACGATCTGGCAATTGCGCGCCAGCGCTTCCTGGAACCAGTTATTCCAGACGTCAAAACTTTCCACCGCCATCACGCCGGCGCCGGTGACTTGCGCCGACAATCCGTTGACGTCTTTGGCTTCCCAGGCCGGCGCCTCCGGATCGGCGCAGTCTGGAATGATAGTGGTGTTGGTCGATGCGGTGAACGTAATACCGCGCGTGGTCAGGCCGCACGGCGCGGTGAACACTTCCGGCGATGCGCCGTCGCCGACCAGGATCAACAGTTTCGTGCCGGGTATAACAGTAGGTTGGGCCATGTGGCTTCCTCCAGGTTAGAGCGGTTGCAATAGTCCGTGGAACGTCATCACCCCGTGGCGCGTAATCCCGTCAGGGTCGCGCAGATAACGGATCTCGTGAAATTCAAACACCACCAGCAAATAGCCGTCGACGGTGAGCGCCTGGTCGTCGAGCGCTGCCAGCACGTCGGTGACGATCTGCTTGGTTTCGGGATAGCCGGTCGCGCGCGTCCAGACGTCGACTTGCGGAAACACGATCGAACCGTCGATGCAATCGGCCTTGTCCGGCATCACCTGGCAGTCGCCGAGCGTGACATAGGGAAACGTCACCGGCGCGTCGGGCACCTGGTCGTAGATGCGGCCGCCGGCGACGTTCGCGGCGCGCATCGCGCCGACCATCGCTTTTTGCACCGGCAGTGAGGGATCGCTCATTTGCCACGTTCCAGGCAGCGGGAAATCATCGCGTCGCGGCGTTCCATGCCCTTGCTCACCTCATGCAGCGTGAAGGCAAAGCCGGCCAGCACGATGGTGTTGATCAGCAGCAGCGCCAGCACGAACGGCGTGCCGCGCAATTGCTCGACCACTTGCGCGGCAAGTTCTTTCGTGGTCATGCGGCAGCATCCAAATCGAAAAACTCTGGATGCTTCAGAACTCTTTCAACGTTTGCTTTTTTCCACCGCAGGACATAGGCAATCTCCTCAACGGACCGTCCGTTTCTACGGAGGATGAACACCGCTTCGCACCGTCGTCGATCGCCATAACCTGTATCAGTGCTATCCGTCATACCGCGACGCCGGTTTCCGCCAGCATCTCATACCAGAAGCCGGCGCGACCGTTGCCGTAGAGCGGATCGAGCGCGGTGCGCAGATTGTATTCGCGGCCGTTCTCGTCGGTGGCGCGCCAGTCGGTGGTGATCTGGCCGGTGTCCGGCGAGGCGCGCACCCGGATCACCACCGGCTGCCGGCCGGCCAGCCGTTCCGCCATCACCTGTTCGCCGCCATGCTTCGGGATGATGTTCGCCCATACCGTAAAGCGATCGATCCAGCTTTCGGTCATGTTGCCGTATGCGTCCTCGACGGTGTCGCGCTGCGCAAAGGTGACGCGGTGGCGCAGCGCACCGGCGGCGCCGATCCGCGCCAGGTCGACATTGGAAAGATTGACCGACGGCATTGGTTACAGCGTGACGCCGGGAAACTGCACATCGATCGCCAGCACCGACGTCGATTTCGCCAGCCCGATCATGCAAACGCTCGAGCCGGCGACCACGTCGGCGCGCGGACAGATTTCGCCAGGATTAGCCGACAGGAAATAGTCGCCGCCAGCCACCAGCGTGCCGCCGATCGTGATATCGCCGCCGGTCTGCACCGTGATCGGCTGGTTGAGCGAGGCACCATGCAGCGCGACGCCGACCGCGTCGTGCGCGTTCGGATCGACGGCGTTGTTGTCGGCGAGCAGATATTTCGTCGTCACCGGATCTTTATAGACCAGTTGGCCGGCGGTGATGGTGACGCCGGCGGTGCCGCTGGCGCGCGTCGCGTTGGCGCCGGCGACAACATTGGCCGGGACAATGACGATATCGGTCATGGCTTGGTTCTCCTGGGTTGAAAGGCACCGCGCGCGTCGCAATCACCGGCCGCACCGAAAGGCTTGGAAACGATGCGGCCGGCGCCGCTGTGCTCGATTGCCTGCGCGGCGCGCTCGAGCACATGGAGATAGGTCTTGCCGGCGACGAACCGCACGCAACGTCGCGGATCCGGCCGGTAATCGTAATCGCGGGTCAGATAGACGGTTTTCATGCGTCGTCGACCGGATCAAAACAAACCAGGCAGTGCCGATCGTCATCATCGGGATCGGCCGCGGTGATCGTGCAATCCACCGGCCCGGCATAGCCGATCGACGATAGCAGCGCGTCAAGCGCAGCTTCAATATCGAGATCGTCGTCGTCCTCGATCTGCACCGTGAACGCCGCCGCGACGATCTTCATGCGCGCGGATACCAATAGGTAAAAATCACATCCGACATCCAACCCGGCGATAGCACTTCGGTGTTGCCGACCAGGATCTCGCGATTTTCGTAGAGGTGCCCGGTGTAGCGCAGAATGGCGTCCTCAATGCCAGGGTCGAGCGCGTTCGCGTCGGCATAGCCCGAGGGAATGCTGACGATCATGCCGGCGGCATAGCCGCCGAGCAGCGAGAACAGCCCGATGCCGTGCGTCGACTTGGTGGCGATCGTGTAGCCGGCCGACAGGTCGGTCAGGTCGCTTGCCGTCACCGTGAACGAATTCACCGGCGACACCGGCACCGTCGCAACATTGTTGACGAAATCGCATTGCCCTGGCGACCACTCCCAGGTGACCGGGTTAACCGTCACGTTGGTGACGCGTTCAAACCAGGAAATCGCGCGCTTGATCGCGTCGGTAATGTAGACGTCGTCATAGGTGCCGTCGACGCGCATATGCGACTTGACGATATCGAGCAGCGCCGCCGGCAGCGCCGATCGGTCGAGGCCGGTTGCGGTGATGCTCATGATGCGCGTTCCCGCAATGGCTTGAGGTCGACCGACAGCGCCGAGCCGTCGTCATGCACCAGCACCAGCGCGTCGTCGGCCAGCACCAGCTCGGCGACCCTGGCGCCTGGCCGGCCCGGTTTGCCCGGTTCCCCAGGCTTGCCGCGGGAACCCTTGGCGCCGAGCCGCCAGCCGTCGCCCGGCAGCGGACCTGGATCGTCCCGCACCGCGCGCCATTCGCTCCCGTTGTGCGCGACCGTGTCGTTTTGACGGTAGCTTGCTGCCCCGTCCCAGGCCCCACAGGCGATTCCCGGATAGGCCGGCTCTCCTGGCGCCCCGCGCTCGCCCGCGCTACCAGGCGCGCCCGCTGCCCCGTCCAGGCCCCGTTCTCCCGGTTGGCCCGGCTCGCCACGTTCCCCCGGTTCGCCGCGCTCGCCATTTCGCCCTGGCAGCCCATCGCGGCCGTCGCGGCCGGGCGGTCCTGGAACCGGAACCTGATTGCCATACTCGTCGATTTCTTCGCGCAACCCGGCAATATCGGTGCGGCAACTTCCAATCTCGTCCCTCAATTGCACAATGTCGGCCCTCAATTCGCTGCGCAATTCCGTCAGCTTGATCCCGACGGCGCGAATAACTTCGTCCGTCGTGAAAGGCTTGTTCATCGCTGGACGCCGTGTGCTAAAATGCGCAGCGAGCCGATGTTGACGCACCGGCCCGCCACTTGACGCAGCAACCTTTGCAGGAGGTCGCCTTGTCCAGCGCCATTGACATCACAGGCCAGCAATTTGGTCGATTGACCGTGCTGCAACGCGGTACCAGTTCGCGTACCCATAAAGCAATTAGTTGGCGGTGCCGG